ATGTTTGATTCTTGCATTCTTATTAGATAATCAAAACCTGACATCATAAAATAAGAACCTTGGTATCCCATTTGAGCGAATCCAGCTTCGTTGGCTCCAAGACCTACACCACCAAATCCCCCAATACCACCCATACCAAATGCGGTAATAGGTTGATTACTGAACCATAACACTTCATTAATCTCACGACCAGCAGGGATTTCGTAGTTTTGTTTGTTCTGTTCAAGAATGATATAATCTTTCTTTAATACCCAAGGACCTTCCGCCTGAAGACCCACGATTTTTGAATATGAATATGAGAATTGTTGTTCAAAATCCATTGTTCTTGTAATCAATGCTCTTGAAACTGATTTTTCGGTCATATTAAGATTAACCAAGTTAACCCACTGACTATCAATTAACCAATTTAAGATATATTGTTCATAATCTTGTATAGAGAGTTCCATTAAAGAATCCATCATTTCATCTTCAATTTCAACACTCCTAATTGGGGCACCCAATAAATGTTTGACTCTGGTATAAATTTTTGACCTTTCTGGTTCTGGAATAACTGCCATATCTAATAAATATCAATTAGTTTATTATTGTATATTGTACATTAGTGAATCCACAGGAAACACAAAATTACCTCTTACGATTTTTGGTTTTTTATTAAATATTAAAACATTCTTTCCTTTTTGAAAAATCATGAGGTCTGTGTTATAAATCTTAACACTCGCAGTTCCTTCTAAGGTAATACCATCTTCAGATACAATAATATTTCTGAAAGGTTTGATTTGAGCGGTATATTTTTTCTCATTATTTTTTAATTCCAAATCTATTCCTTGGATGGCATCTTTCTTACTTCCTAACTCACCTATTATTTCAACTTCAAACTCGTTGCCAAAATGTCTTCTAATAATTGCGGCTGTAATCGCTTCTCTTTTTGAACCGGATTTATCTTTTTCAGTTAAGGTTCTTAACAAGTTATGAAGAGTTGAACTATCTTTATCAAATATTCTATATTTGTAATGGTCTATTGCTCTTATAAATCTTTCAACCTCTTTTTTCTGCTCTGATGGAGTTTTATCCATGAAGTTTATTGGAACCTTGTTTGGAATAGTTGCAATCACTTTATTCAAATCCTTCAACAAAATACAGAACGCAGTATAATTTGTATTTAACTTATTGATTACCGACCTACCAGGACCCTCAAGATTATAGACACCAGGTAATTGGTCATTTTCGGGTGTTGAAATATAATTTTCAGAAAACATTTCTTTCATAATTTTGTTAATCCCATTCATGTAAGTCCATTTAATATCTGAATTAACATTGAATAACATTCTATAAAATTCATTTTCAGAAGAAGAACACATTTCAGATTTACCTTCAGTTAATACTTGTTTCATCTTGGTTGATTCCGCCAATTTCGTTTCAATTTTCATTTCATACATTTTACTAACAAAATCCCAATTAACAACTTTCCAAAAGTTTGTAATGTATTCATCTCTTTTGTTTTTATATTTCAAGTAATAAGCATGTTCCCATAAATCTAATCCGAGTAATGGAAATCCACCACCTTCAATTACATTCATTAATGGGTTATCTTGGTTTGGTGTGGACATAATCTTCAAAGTATTTTTTGAAGTTAGTATTAGCCATACCCATCCTGAACCGAATCGGTCTTTGGCTTGTTTTTCAAATTCTTTTTTGAAGTTGGTGAATGTCCCCCATTGTTTGGTAATCTTCTTGTAAAGGTCACCTTCAAGTTTTTTTGGGATTGGGGTTAAGAAATTCCAAAACAATGCATGATTAAACGCACCGCCAGCGTTATTTCTTATTGTCTTATCAAAACGACTGATTGTTTTTATTATTTTTTCTAAATCTAAATCCCCGTATTCTTTTTTTGCGAGGGCATCGTTCAATTTATCCACATATGTTTTATAGTGTTTATTGTAATGTAGATTCATTGTCTCAGGGTCAATAAACGTCTTCAAGGCTGAATAGGAGTAAGGTAATTTTTCTATCCCTATTTTTTTCATTTCTGTAATCAACAACTTCTTTTCTTGGTTAATGTGGTTTTCAAGTATTTGTGTTTCTAGTTGTTGGATTTTCTTTTGTGTTTTTTTCATAATTTTGGATTATCCGTTGTATATAAATAATCCAGTTTGTTTGATTTTGCCAAATTATCTTCAGCCCATAGTGGTTGAAGATTCGTGTAATGGGCTAATTTATATATATCTTCTTCTGTTTTTGCGGAAGATAATGGTATTATATGGTCAATATGTATTTTTTTCCCCATTTTATCCCAAGACATTCCATCCACAAATTGTTTTTCTAAATGTTCTTTTAATTCAGGTGGAGAACAACCAACAATATCAAATGTTCTTTTATTCTTGGTGATACCTACACTCTTTAGATATTTTCTTAATCTATCTCTAACATTAATTGATAACTTATAAATAGGGTCATTTAATTTTCTATTTCTTTCATACTCATTACGGTAAGATTGTAGATTTTCTTTATTTTTAATATTATATTCTTTCTGTTTAGATAGTTTTTTTTCTCTATTTTTAATATAATATTCTTTTTTTTGTGATATTTGTTTTTCTTTATTTTTAATATAATATTCTTTACTGTTGGATTTTATTTTTTCTCTATTATTAGTGTAATGTTCTTTTTTGTAAGATTGGTGTTTTTCTTTATTTTCAATATAATAATTTTTTATTTTTTCTTTATTTTTAATACGATATTTCCTTCCCCTCTCATTGTTACATTGATTACAAGTATTTCCACACCCATCAGGACTATTATTTTTTTTAACGAAATTTTCTAATAGTTTCTCAACCTTACATTTACTACAAATTTTTGTTTCCACAATGCTCTTTAATTATTTTTTCAATTATACGAGAAACTTTGCCACCATCTTTCATTATTGTATTATATAGTTTTCTATCTAAACTAATACCAATTTTAATTTTTTTTTCTTCTTCTTTTTTTAGTGGTCTTCCCATAATTATAAATATCTGCTAATATAGTAAAAGTTAAACTTTTATTTTCTTAAATCATTAATTCTTTTTAGAATTTCTTCTGCGGTATCGGCGGGGTTTTTATCATCACCCATTACGGTTGCAATAACTTTTTTCTTGTTATTAACAATATCGTAAATAACACTTTCAATTGTATTTTGATATATTGGATAATAAACCAAAACATTGTTTTTTTGACCATAACGATAACTTCTATCCTCCGCTTGGGCGTGGTCTGACGGAAGGAATGATAGGTCATTGAATATTGCTGCTTCTCCTGCCGTCAAAGTAATACCCGTTCCTGCCGCCCTTATATTACCAACAAAAACTTTAACTTTTGGGTTTTCTTGGAATTGGTCAACACTATATTGTCTCTCATGTTGAGACATTGACCCATCTAATTTAACCGCCGACTTTCCAAAATGTTCGGTTATTTTATTTAGTGAATCAGTAAAGTTGCAAAATATGATAACTTTTTTGTCTTGTTCCAAAATGTTTTCCGCAAGTTCAATTGTCTCTTTAATTTTTTCGTCGGCAATAATTTGTCTAACTTTTGTCAGTTTGGTGAACTGAACGGTAAGTGATTTTGACTCCTCAGGGTTTTTATCATACCAATCATAATATTCACCCATAACCTCTTCATATTGTTTTGATTTTAATTTCAAATACACGGGGGTAATAATCTTGTCAGGTAAATCAAGAACATTTTCTTTTAACCTTCTTAAAATTGTCCCTGAAGTTCTGTCTCTTAATTCTTCAAGGTTTGATGCTCCCGTTACATTCCAAACTTTTTTTCCACCAACATTAAATTGATATCCAGCACAATATCTAATGGCATAAGCCATCCAATTTTTACTTACAGGAGAATCAACCAAACTTAATAGATTGAAATAATCCATTGGTCTTGAGGTCATTGGAGTTCCACTTAATAACCATAATCTTTCCGATGTTTTTGCAATATCATTAATTAGTTTTGTCCTCTGAGCCTGAGGATTTTTTGCCATATGGCATTCGTCTATTATAATTAAATCAAATTTTGATTTTAATATCTGAGAATCGTCCTTTTTCTTTGGGTCATGGAAATTTTTAATGATATCGTAGTTGATGATAACAAAATCGGAATCCGTATTAAAGTTTTTTCCTTCAGCAATATAAATTGGTTTATCTGAATAATTTTCAATCTCTCTTTTCCAGTTAATTTTTAAAGTTGCTGGACAAATAATTAAAACTTTTTTTGAACCCGATTCTAATGACGCAATAATAGCGGACGTAGTTTTGCCAAGTCCCATATCGTCTGATAATATAAACTTTTTATTCTCAACTAATTTTTGGATTGCTTCTTTTTGGTGTTCAAGTGGTGGACGGTGAGAATATTTGGAATAATCAATAACAACATCTTTAACTGAATTATCTTTAATAATAGCGGCTTTTGGTAACCAAAAATCGTGTAATTCTTCTTTTTCAAAAACTTTACCCCAAATGTGGTATGCCTTTTCTTTATCGGCTAATAGCTTCTCAACCCATATTTTTTGTGGGATTTCTGTATATAATTTATCGTCTGCTAACTTTTGAGCAAAGTAGGCATCAAGAATCACCCACTTCTTTGCAACCTTTGGTTGCTTGTCGTGGAATGATAAAATATACTCCGATTGGCTTCTTGTTGGGTAGAACTTCTTGTTAATCTGTGATTTCCGTTTCAGTTCCAAAAGGTAGTTATTACCACCTTCATATGTTTCAAGAATCGCCATCGCTTTTGACTCCAAACTTATTTCCATTCTTTTAAATAAAAGTTTGCTTTAAATATAAGTAAAAATAAAGTATTTATCAACATATGAAAATGTCTGAAGATAAATTAACCAAATTAATTAAAAAAATGATTAATGTGATTAAACCTAATGGGGTATTGGATATTGAGTTTCGTTTGGTTCCGTTGGGTATTAGAGATGATGAGTTTTATATGGAAATAACATATATTGTTCCTGATGATAGCCCATTATTAAATATGGGTAAATCTCCTCGCTCTTTCAACGATATTAGAATGGGGTGGAATAATGAGATAAAAAAATCAATTAAAAATTATTTTAATACAGACATAATAATCAATTCATCGGGTGTATCATCTGAATCATACCACAATAAACAAAAAGAAAAATAATATGCAAAAATTAGTTCCAATAACAAGATTAGGCAAATTTTTTGGTGGGGAGGATTATACTTTAGATACCAGTATGGGTCAAGAGTGGCTAGAAGGCGATATGAACTTTACCGTTATTTTATATCGTATTGACAGATATAAGACAAAAACAGATGCAGTTTATGGTGAGGTTTTAGAAGATGGTGTACAATTCTTGGCACCTATTGAATTAAAAGGTCTTGTTCAAGTTCTTGCACCATCACATAAATTTTTAGGTAATTCAAAAGTTGAACAACAGGAACCTGGAAATATGAAATTTTCAATATATCAAAAACAACTTGATGATTTGGGTGTTGAAATTTTTCAAGGGGATTATTTAGGATATTATGAAACTGAAAGTAGGGTAAGGTATTATTCAGTTGCTGATGATGGATATGTAAAATCAGATAATAAACATACTTATGGTGGTTACAAACCGTTCTATAGAACAATTGTTGCCACATATGTAAGTGAAAATGAATTTAGAGGAATTTAATATGAAAGTTGTTGTAACAGAATCACAATTTGATTCTTTATTTATCGGTAAGAAAGTTATGGTATATTATAACTTAAAAAAACATACCTTCTCTGTTACTCATAACGGTAAGGTTATTATGTATGCCGATTATGTTAAATTAAAAGATGTAGAATTTAGAGTTAGACAAGGTGGAAAAGAAAAAGTCCGTAGTGAAAAAAGAAAGAATGTTCACGCCTTTGTTATTGGAGAATTATTAGAATACTTTGAATACCCTTGTAAAAACATCCCAACATCATTATCAAATAATGTTATTACATATGACCCATACAAATACGACTCGTTTGTATTTAAAAATACCGAAGAACCTGTTTATCATGCAAGTGAAGTTGACATGATAAACTCACAAAATAAACTATTTGTTGTAAAAGAATAAAATGCCATTACCAAGAAATATAGTTAAACCAACATTGCCGTTAGTTCCAAAAAAAGAACTATCTGCTCGTAGAGAACAACTATTAGAGTATATTAAAGAAGATGGAACTTATCTACCTAAATCAGTATTACATGCTGATTTGGATAGGGGTATGTTGGATTTTGTTAAGACCGAATTAGAGGTTGTTACTGCAGGTAAAATAGTACCAATGTTGGATATTATTATTACAACACAAAACTGGTCACAATATTTAGAAACTTGGAAGTTTGTTGATTTAGATTATAACCCCTCGCCACCATTCATTACGGTAGTTAGAAATCCTGAAGTTAAGTATGGTACAAATCCATCACTTCAGTATACAATTCCTAACAGAAAACAATTTTATTATGCATCGGTTCCAACATGGAATGGAAATGAACAGGGTATGGACATTTACACAATTCCACAACCTGTTCCTGTAGATATCAAATATAGTGTTAAAATTATATGTAATAGAATGAGAGAACTTAACCAACTTAATAAAGTGGTTATGCAAACATTCGCTTCAAGACAAGCATATACTTTTATTAAAGGGCAGTATGTTCCAATTATTATGGATAATGTTTCGGATGAATCTCAAATGACTATTGATGCTAGAAAGTATTATATTCAAAATTATGATTTCACAATGTTGGGTTATCTAATAGATGAAGATGAGTTTGAAGTTAAACCCGCAATTCAAAGAATTACACAATTATTTGAGTTAGATACATCAACAAGAAAACAAAAAAGAAAAAAATATCCTGAAAATCCAAATGAATTTCAAAGTGATTTTTTATTTGTTTCGGGAAACACAACATTAGTTGACCGAATAGATTTTACTGCAAACATGTCTTGGTTAGGTTCCGATAATGTTAATAGTTATGATGTCTACATTAATGATGATTTCTATGGTAGTGATGTTGCATTAATTCAGATTACAACAAACGATGTTTTGAGAATTGAAGTAACAAAAACAGATAATACAAAAGAATCAAAAATCGCATTTGATAGTAAGTTAGTTTAATCTTCTCCGTAGATATCTTTCTTCTCTTTACACTTTTCTATAATTAAATTTTCCAAAAACTTATAAATCTTAATTCCCCTCTTATCACAGTACTTTTTTAGTATTTCATGTGATTCAGGGGATATTTTTATATTTTTAATTTCTTTCTTTGTTTTCATGGTATGAAAAAAGGTAGAATTATTTCCTACCGATTATAAATACTTATCCAAAAGTAAAGTTTTTTCATATAATATTGAATATTTATCAATAAAATAAATCTGTAACAGAACAATTTAATAATGGCAACAGCACAAGCAAATCAAAAAGTATATGTATCACCAGGGGTGTACACATCTGAAACCGACTTATCTTTCGTAGCCCAAAGTGTGGGTGTAACGACTTTAGGTCTTGTTGGAGAAACTATCAAAGGTCCAGCATTTGAACCAGTATTCATAACTAACTACGATGAGTTTCAAGCTTATTTCGGGGGAACTGAGCCCGTTAAGTTTTATAACACTCAAATACCAAAGTATGAGGCGGCATATATCGCTAAATCATATTTACAACAATCAAACCAATTGTTTGTTACAAGAGTTTTAGGTTTATCGGGTTACGATGCAGGTCCATCATGGTCTCTTGCAGTTACAGCAAATGTAGACCCAACAACTATTGGTGACCCATCTACTGGAACATCATTTACTGCAACATTCACAGGGAACTCAACAGGAAATACTGTGAACTTTATTTCAGGTTCGTTACCTGCACAGGTTATTGCAAACTTTTCAGTTCAATACAAATTACAAGATGGAAGTACATCTTCATTACAAACAGATTTTAACACCTATTTGGATGCAGTCATGGATACACCATCAACATCAGCAACAACCGCTGTAATATATGGTGCAATTCCTGAATCAGCATATTTTTCAGTAACTGGTCAATATTCAACAATTATAAACCCTTTTGATTGTGAAAATAATTTCGCACAAAATGATTTAACTGCAAGTAATAATGATTCTTGGTATTATGCTGACTTTAATTTCCAAAACGGAGATTCATTAACTAACAACTACACAGGGTATTCATTCTATTACTCAGTTTCAAATTTAATCTCAGGTGCTAGTGGAGCTTTCACAGGTACTGTTGTAGGTAATTCATATACATTTACAGGTACTCCTTATACAGAGTTTAACAACATGGTGATTGCAACTCTTCGTTCAAGAGGTATTTCAAACTATGAAAACAATAGTTCAAGTATTTCCCATGGACCCGTTTATGAAGTTGGTATTGATTACGATAATAATAACACTTGGGTACCAAACAACCTTCAATTAATTTGTACAGGACAATATTCAGAAATCACAAGTTCACCATATTCACAGTTCTTGTTATCAGGTGTAACTAAAGATAACAATACATTCACATTTGAAGCATCTATGTTAGCTTCGGATTCAAAATATATCACTAAAGTATTAGGTGTGGATAATTTTGGAAAATCAAGATTTGAAGTCCCAATTTATGTTGAGGAAGCTTATCAGGGTTCTTTAAATTATGCCTATAATCAAGGATATATTCGTGGTTTGGCATGTGATTTAATTGCATTACCTGATGCTAGAAGTGAAAATTCATCATCTATTGCGTATAATTTAGAAAGATACCAATCACCTGAAACACCATTTTTAGTTTCAGAATTAAGAGGTAATAAAGTTTATAAATTATTCAAGTTCATTTCAATTTCTGATGGAGATGCTGCAAATACTGAAGTTAAAGTTTCAATTGCGAATCTATCGTATAACAACATGAGTTTTGATGTTTTAGTTAGAAATTTCTTTGATACGGATGCTAATCCAGTTGTTATTGAGAAATTTACAAACTGTAATATGGACCCAGCATCTAACAACTTCGTTGCTAAGAAAATTGGTTCGTCTAACGGTGAATTTGCTTTAATTTCAAAATACATTATGATTGAAATGGCTGATGAGGCACCTATTGACGCATTACCTTGTGGTTTCTATGGTTATACACAAAGAGAATATTCAAGTTTTGATACATACCCTTCACCATATCCTAAATTTAAAACAAAATACTATTATCCTGGAGAGGTTATATCTAACCCACCATTTGGTGCAAATGCGGGTGGAGCACCTGTTGAATCTGCGGGAGACATTGTTAGAAGAAGTTATTTAGGTTTTTCAACTCAATTTGGTATTGACGAATCTTTCTTAACATATAAAGGAAAACAGAATCCTTCAAACTGGATTTCAAATCCTTTAGTTGAAGGTCAACCTTGGAATATTATCAGTAAAGGTTTCCACATGGACTCAGGTGCTACGGTTGTTACAATTGCTAACACTTATATGTCAAGTGGTCAAACAGCATTTGAATGTGGTGTTGCTGATTTCACCAATGACCCTCAAACTCAAGAAAATCCTTACTACTTTATATACTCAAGAAAATACACAGTATGTTTTGCTGGTGGTTTTGATGGTTGGGATATCTACAGAGAATGGAGAACTAACCAAGACAGATTCCAATTAGGAGCTTCAGGTTACTTGGCAGGTGCATCAGCATCTTCAAGATACCCAACAGCTACAGGTGATGGTTTATTCAAGAGAATTGTTGTTCAAAATAACACTCAAGATTTTGCAAATACTGACTACTACGCTTACTTACTTGGTATCTTAACATTTGCAAATCCTGAATCTACAAACATTAACATATTCGCAACTTCAAGTATTGATTATATCAATAACTCTAATCTTGTTGAAGAAGCAATTGACATGGTTCAATATTCAAGAGCAGACTCGGTTTATATCGCAACAACCCCTGACTACAACATGTACACTCCTGATTCAACAAATCCTCAAGATATTATCTACTCTCAAGAAGCGGTAGATAATCTTGATAACACAGGAATTGACTCTAACTATACCGCAACTTATTATCCTTGGATATTAGTTCGTGATACAGTTAATAATACACAAATTTACTTACCACCAACTGGTGAGGTTTGTAGAAACTTAGCGTTGACTGATAACATTTCATTCCCATGGTTCGCATCAGCGGGTTACACAAGAGGTCTTGTAAACTCAATCAAAGCTAGACAAAAACTTACACAAACTGATAGAGATACATTATATCAAGGTAGAATTAACCCTATCGCAACTTTCTCTGATGTTGGAACTGTAATTTGGGGTAACAAAACATTACAAGTTGCTGATACGGCACTTAACAGATTGAATGTAAGAAGATTATTACTTCAAGCTCGTAAGTTGATTTCAGCAGTTGCAGTTAGATTGTTATTTGAACAAAATGACCAAATTGTTAGACAACAATTCTTGGATAGTGTAAATCCAATCTTGGATTCAATCAGAAGAGATAGAGGTCTTTATGATTTCCGTGTAACAGTGTCTTCAACACCTGAAGATTTAGATGCTAACAGACTAGTAGGTAAAATCTACTTAAAACCTACGAAGGCATTAGAATTCATTGATATTGAGTTCTTCATCACTCCAACAGGAGCTTCGTTTGAAAATATTTAATAAACTTAATGGGGATACTTCGGTATCCCCTTTAATTGCCTAATATGAGAAAACAACTTAGAGAAGGATTTAACAAGGAAGGTACTCCAGATATGAAATACTATGCCTTTGATTGGGATGACAATATTGTTCATATGCCAACAAAAATCATGGTTAAAACGGAAGATGGTAATGAAGTTGGTATGAGTACGGATGATTTTGCGGAATATAGACATGTTTTGGGAAAAAAACCATTTCAATATAAAGGAGATACCATAGTTGGATTTGGGGAAGAACCTTTTAGAAATTTTAGAACCAAAGGTGATAAAGATTTTTTAATTGATGTGATGAGAGCAAAAGAAGGTCCAGCATTTGGTGATTTCAGAGAAGCAATCAATAACGGGTCAATTTTTTCAATAATCACGGCTAGAGGTCACAATCCTGAAACATTAAAACAAGCGGTATATAATTATATCGTGAGTGGTTTTAATGGTATTGATAAAGACCAACTAGTTAAGAACCTTAAAAAATATAGGACATTTGTCGGTGAGGAAGAAATGAGTGACGACGATTTAATTAAATCATATTTAGAACTCAACAAATATCATCCAGTTACTTTTGGAGAAGGAGATGCTGCCAACCCTGAAGAATTAAAAGTTAGGGCAATGGAAGATTTTGTTTCTTATATAAAAGGGATGGCTGGTATACTTAATAAGAAAGCATTTATTAAAAATGACATTTCAAATAACTTTATACCAATGGAACCTAGTATAGGATTTTCAGACGATGATATAAGAAATGTAGAAGTAATGAGTAAACATTTTAAAGATAAACCAGATAATATAGTTAAAACTTATTCTACTGCTGGAGGCATTAAAAAGGAATATAAATAAAGAATAATCTCATCAAAAAAAAAGTAAAGAGAAAAATTTTTTAACAAGACTATATTTATAGATATAAATAAAAAAGAACTTAAAAAAAAAATTAAAATAACATGGCTGATTTATTAATGAAAATGCCGATACCTTATGAGCCGAAACGTCAGAACCGATTCATTTTAAGGTTTCCATCAAGTTTGGGTATAAATGAATGGTTTGTTGAGTCAACGGCTAGACCACACATCACAATTAACCCTGTTGAAATTCCTTTCCTAAACACCTCAACATATGTTGCAGGTAGATTTAATTGGCAAACTATTCCAGTTAAATTCCGTGACCCAATTGGACCTTCAGCAGCACAAGCTCTTATGGAATGGGTTCGTTTACATGCTGAGTCAGTTACAGGTCGTATGGGTTATGCTGCGGGTTACAAAAAAGACATTGACCTTGAAATGTTGGACCCAACGGGTGTTGTTGTTGAGAAATGGATTCTTTATGGAACATTCTTAACAGATGTTAACTTTGATTCATTGGCTTACAATGGAGACGCGTTAGCGACAATTTCTGCGACATTACGCATGGATAGATGTGTTCTCGTGTATTAGTTTTTTAATACTATTTACGAATTTTCAATACTAACTATATTTAACCGTAGGGACACTATAAACTCTCTACGGTTAATTTTTTTATATGGATAATCAAACAATCGACTACGGTCAACAAAATTTTTCTTTACCACACGATGTGGTACAATTACCTTCACAGGGTATTTTTTACAGAAACAAAAAAAAATCAATAAAAGTAGGTTATTTAACCGCGTCCGATGAAAATATTTTGATGGGCGGAACCTCAGACATTACAATCAATTTGTTAAGGGCTAAAATTTATGAGCCTGATGTTAGGGTTGAAGATTTACTTGAAGGTGATGTGGAGGCGATATTAATCTTTTTAAGAAATACTGCATTTGGACCTGAATTAAATTTAAATGTTACTGACCCAGTAACAAAAAAACAATTTCAGACAACGGTTATGTTGGACCAATTAACCATCATAAATGGTCAACAACCAAACGAAGATGGGACATTCACTGTAACTTTACCTAAAAGTCAATCAACAATCAAAGTTAGACCATTAAGTTATGGTGAACTAATGGAAATTAATAGAATGGCGGATACATACCCACAAGGTAGAATAGTACCAAAAGTTACTTGGAAAATGCAAAAAGAAATATTTGAAATTGATGGTTCAACTGATAAAGGAATGATTTCAAAATTTATTGAATCTATGCCAATTGCAGATTCAAAATATCTTAGAAATTTTATGAACGAAAACGAACCGAGATTGGATATGACTAAAATGATTATAGCCCCGTCAGGAGAAAAACTAACAGTAAATGTTGGTTTCGGGGTTGACTTTTTTCGTCCTTTCTTCTGATTATAGAAAAAATCAAATTGACGAATTTTATTATTTAAACACCCTTATGAAAATCACATATCAAGATTTCCAACAAATGCCGGTGTTTGTTAGAAAGTATTTACTTGATAAATGGATTCAAGAGAATAAGAAGGACTAATTTTTTAGTCCTTCTTCTATTTATATAGAAATGTAAAAAAAATTATGGCAACAGAAGAAAATTTAGATAGTAAAAAAAACGATATTAAAGATTTAGAAAGTACTGTAGTATCACTTTTAAATCCACTTCAAACTATTGTAGATGGTTTTGATGCCATGGTTGCAGGTGGAAACCTGTTAAACAAAAATTTTGGTTTAGCTAGGTCAAGAATTATTGAAATGAATTTGGCATTCGTTGATAGTGCTGCTGGAGTTGAAAGTTTAGGTGGTAATTTACAAGATGTGGCGGTCACTATGAGTGAAATTGCTGCATCATCTAATAGAAATGTAATAGAAAATGAAAATGTGGTTGCAAAATTGTATGCATCAGCAAAAGTTTTGAATACCACCAGTGGCGCATTAGTCAGTAGTTTTAAAGATGTTGGGTATGAAACATCTCAAATCGGTGTAAATTTAGAGGATTCAATTGGATATATTCAAAGTGTTGGGTTAAACGCAACATCAGTAATGAAAGACGTTACTGCTAATATGGGACAAATGAATCGTTTCCAATTTGAAGGTGGTGTTGCTGGTTTAGCTAAAATGGCTGCTCAAGCTTCAATGTTAAGATTTGATATGAAACAAACTTTTGAGTTAGCAAATAAAGTTTTGGACCCCGGAAAAGCTATAGACGTTG